GCTTGGAAACCGACTCTAAATTCGACTGCATTTGCTGAAGATCGAAGTCATCAGATTGTTGTCGCTGAAAATGGGACATTACCACCACCACTCTGACTGAGCCGTATTAACATAGGCTATCCGGTCAGGATTTCCAACATCTCTTGTTTTGGCTACATCGTTTATTCGTTTGAGCTGAATACCCTTTTCCGTAAGGAGAGGCTGTGTGTCGCTCTCTTCTTTCTGTAGGCATTTTATGGCAGCAGTAATAACGGCGTACTCTTCCCACCCATTATTAAGGTAAGGGAGAAAGTTATTTATTTGATCTGTATCCAACGCCATTGGCTCATATTGGGGGATGTACCAAATGCTTATGGTTCCCGCTATTCCGGTAGTGGGGAAGAAGTAGATCTTATTTCCACGTACTGAATAGCGGTACGGTGTGACCGTTACATCCCAAGGAGCATTCGGCATTGTCCAGAAGTTTCTTTCGCTGAACATGAAGCGCTTTAAGGCAATGGCTCGACTACCCACCTTTAAGTCGATGCCCAGTATTTTCATAAAGTCGGTTATTCCAAAGTCGGTAACAATATCATATTCAGAAGTGCCGCCGAGCAACTGCTGGTTAGGGCGCTCCTGAACGACATACTCTTCATACTCTGTAATAAATAAATCGTTTAGTTCAGACAGGCCATCATTGAGGTAGGTGGTTATTTCAGCATCAGAGACAAAGAGGGTATTTTCCATATCGGCTCTTTGACGAACCCGATCCCTCATCTGCAATAGCGTAGTTGTATTAGCCATCCGGCCCTCCGTTTATATGGGGGGCTTTCGCCCCCCACAGTTCTACTGAACCGAAGAGTTCCGGAGAACAAATGTAAAATAGACTATGTCATTTTCAGCAAACGCGACGACCGCGCCCGCTGTGTCTACATTCTGTAAAGTAATTATTTTAGTACCAGACACATCTTCAGATTGAACCGATTGATGATGATCGGCATCAGCCTGAAGGCTGTTGGATGTAATGGAAAGACAGCCAATGTATTCATCCTGAAGAGTAATCTTTAAGTGACCACTCGTCCCATCGCTGTCTGGTGAAAAACCAATACCTTGGAGGGTTGTCCAGACTGCATCGCCTGCCCCACCGCCAGACTCATCAGTAGTACACTCTACTTGTCCAGATATAACTTTAACTTCTTTATTTAAGGCTTGAACATTATCAAAAGTTCTATTTGCCATTATCTTCTCCTTACGCGGAAGGGAGAGGGTTACCCCTCCCCCTAATAATTAAACTATAAAGCTACGCGGCAATTCCAGCCGGGAGCGTTACAAGCCATATTTGCATAATAACCAATTCTGACTTCAACAGCGTCAGCAGCAGCCATACGTAACATACGGTTGCCGTCTTGCATTAAGATCTTGGGTGCGCCACCAATACTATTGAGGCTCCAAGTGTCTAACTGCAATAAATACGCAGCGTCAGCAGGACAGTTAAGGTCTGGAATAACTTTCATTGTTCCATAAGGTGCATGAAGCTCCAATGCGCGGAAACCAACTCCCGCTGGGCCTTCAACATCTACATAGATGACCTTAGATCCAAGAGACTTCACCAAATCCGAAAAGTTGGAAAAGCTCATAAAGCAATGGTCAGGTCTACCACCCTCACGCCCGATTAAAGAAGCACCCCCGATAAGGGCCTCCTCTAAAGGAAGTGCAGCGCCATTAAAGCGAACACCACCCAAACGGGTAGGATCGCTACTTCGGTCAACACCAAAGAATGCAGCCGCACCGGGATTCGCCGCAGGAACCCAAGCATCAATTCCGGCCACTTTAAGACCGGTAGCGGCACCATCTTGTGCATCACCTAAGACAAACAAGCGATCGCTAACGGCACCAATTCCTCCGCCCAAGTTACCAAAAATGTCCGTCCAACTAGCAGCAACCCCAGTAGGATCTACAACTGTGATTGTTCCAGCATCTCTATCTACCGCAGTAATGACCGCAATATTCGCCGCCGTTCCCAAATAGATAGCACCACCCGGAGCAGTAGCCGTTGCATTCGCCACTAAAGCCATACCCACTTCAAAGTGAGTAATGTCTTCTGGATTGGCCAGTTGAAGTGGCCCAAGAGTACCAACGGCAGCAGTCGCAGAAAGCTGTCCGATAGCTCCAGTTCCATCTCCATACATAGCAACAGCCAAAGAACGCGAACAAGAGTGTAAAGCTCCGTCGATTTCTGTGGTTGCCGCTCTCATAAATGCATCTGCATTAGAAGCAGAAGCATCAATCATCTGACCGCTAATTTGAGCGATCGAATAATCAGTGATTCGACTAATGAAGAACTGAACAATTTTACTTGATTGATACTGTAGGGACGCCGGAGCTGCCTGTAATGTAACAGGAGCCTGTGCGTCTGCAAAGGTTGCACTTCTATTCTGGGGGTTTCCGTTAATGACCGGGATGGGCATTCCGTCACCACCAAATTTCTCGTACTTTTCTATGAGTGCAAGTAAGGGGTTATTTTTATAGACAAGGTTTTTTACGACCAAAGGTTTATAATGCTCTTTCAAGGCAGCTTGAAAGGACGCAAAATTTAAAGGCATTTTCTTCTCCTAAAATTAAAGGAGATATTTCTATCCCCTACTCATTAAATTGTAGTAGTCTGGCCGAACGAGCAATACGCTCTCGCTTATCCATATTAAGGATATCTGTATCCTTCTCTACGGACGGCTGCGCGGTCATACTGTTAGTGAGTGTCTTAGGAGCTGCTGCAATGACTTTACCATTCCCCTTAGCTGGCTGTGGGGAGTCATCCGTTTGACGCTTCTCATATCCAAACTCATTGGCTAGCGCCTCTGAGGAGTAAAACTTTTTAGCTACACCCCGCAGATTTTTCGTAACGAGCTTACAAGCGTCATTGACATCAAGCTGCTGTCCTGTGTCTTTGTAAAAATCTTCTGCTTCCCGCAGTACGCTCTCATACGAATCTGTATGTTTAATGAGTTCATAGTTACTATTATTATCAACAAAGTCTCTGATTTGTCCAATAAAATAATTCTGCTGTGTTTCTTGTTCTTTTAAATCTAATCTTTGAACTAAATCCTTATTTTGTTGCTCTAATAAATTAAGTCGTTGTTCTTGTAAAGATAAATGATGTTCGGCGGTTGGCTGCTCTCCTGCATTAAGTCTTTGTTGCGCTAGATCTTCAAACTTTAAACCGCTCTCTTTAATAAACTCTAAAGGATTATCCCTTTTGAGTCTCTCCATTTTTTCAAAGGTACTTACCTTTGTGCGGTATTCATCCAACTCATTGGTGGTGTTGAGTCTTAACTTCTCCTCCTTGGCCTTCGTTCTAAACTCAGTAAGTCGAGTTTCTAATTCCTCGACGGTCTCTTCCGTCTTTGGCTCGGCCTCCTCCGCTTGTACCGCAGCCTCCTCTGGAGCTTCTTCCGGTGCAGCCTCTGCCACCTCGTCTTGACCTTGTTTAGACTCCATCCCCGGCTCTACTGAATAATCCGGAATAGAATCATTATCCTCTGCCGCAAAGCTTTCAGGCATTACATATTCTTCTTCTTGAGATTCCACTTCTTGCTGTGGTGCGTCTTGTACTTCTGCTTCAGACATTATTTACTCCTTGTTAATTAATTGCTGTTACGCAGCGCCACCAAGCTGTTCTGCTGTAGGTGTTTGCGTAGCCATTGCTAAATCATTCGGGCTAAGGCTGGCTCCTTGCTCTAACGCCGCCGCCTCCGCTTCAGGGGCAAGTGCTGGACCCATTGCTTGGGGTTGTGGCATCTCTTCGGGAGGGGGTGCCAAAAGCGCCATTGCATCCGAAATAAATCGTCTACATAAATCTAAACGATCGTCCGGTGCGCCTTCTGTCTTAGCCTTCAGGTAAGCGGAGTTAATTGTTTTAATTGCCAGTGGCAAATTGGTGAACGGCTCTGGCGATACGTATACGCCTTTATCAATGAGCAATTCAATAATCATGTTAATATCATTCCTCTCCGCATTCTGAAGATCTTGAACTTCCTTTAAGTCGGGGAACTCCAGGAGGGACAGTCCGTCCTCACGGCTTATGAGTCCAGCAGTCATCATTTCTTGAATGGTCTGTAACCTTCCCGCTGGCGTAGCCGGAAGCATAGAAACAGGCCACATCTGCATGACGTACTTATCCTCATCAAGATCGATATCTTTCCAATCAATCTGCTCTACTAAAGACCTATTAAAAGAACGTACTTTAAAGGCTCCAGTCTTCATGTAGATATCTCGCGCCGTTTCGACCATAATCTTTGCCGCATCAAGGTACATTTTCTCGTGGTCCTTGGCAAAGCTCATGAATCGCTCAGATTCTATGTCGTGGTACTCGCGCAAAGCTCGTCCTGAATCAATTCCTGACGGCTTCTTCGCGGAAGCACTGAGCTGGGATACTCCAACAATCTCGTAGGCCCTCTGATAGAGTCTATCGAGATGAGTGAACATTTCAGGCCCAACCGCTTGAGCAGTCCTGTATTCGGGCATTGTCCCGGAATAGGTGATTACGCCGCCAATCTCGTTATTTAGATGGCTCTTAGAGACCTTTGACCCGGCCTCAATGAACACTTTAGGCACTGAAACGAGGTCCATTGCGACCCTAATTGTGTTCAATAGGCGATTAATTTGGATCTGAAGACCCGTAAGCTGCTCGGCTATACCCTGACCGAAGTACCCTAAAGAGCGATTACTCCACTCCAGCTTGACGAAAGGAAAGTATGATTTCTCATAGGATTCATCCGAAAGGACAGCATTGTCTACGGCAATTACATGCCTACCATCATTCCCATCTACAGAGCTAGGAAGATGCCACGCCTCGATGACGGCCACTTGATCGGAAGTCTTGGCGAGGTCATATCCCTCGTTCAAGGTCTCCTCCCACTCTTCGTCTCGACTAGCCATACGAATGAACTTTTCCTTTTCGGGAAACTGAGCAATCAAGACCTCACGAGCCACAACCTTTCGCTGAAACATCTGACGCGGTGCGTTGAATAGAGCTTCTCGGTCATCAACCATAATTTCTTCAGGAAAGACCCTCTCGCACTTTATTTTTCCCTCTTCTTCAAAGATCTTCATAAATCCCGTTCCAAAGATACACGCATCCCTGACTACCGCATCGCCTATCTGATAGGCTTCGGTTTCATAGAACATTCCCTGAAGAAATCGATTTAGGAGCTTGGCCTTTCGCTGCATAGAGAAATCACCACCAGTTGTGAGAAAAGTAGCTCTTGGTCTATTTTTGATGATTTTAGATACGATTGTAGAGACCATCGAATGAACAATGTTCAGGGTGACCTTATTAGCTGCCTCGCCGGGTGCTGAAGTGGGTACACGAGCATACCACCCGCCACTAAGACCCACCAAGGGGGAGTTGCCATAGAGTCGAAGGTTCCGAAGGTTGGCCTGTGTTCGATAAGACTGCGCCTCCCGAATGAAATTAACTGTATCAAAGACTACTGAGAAAAGACGCTTTTTAGACGTTTTCCACCAAAACGCATCTGGGTCTGTTGTATATTTTGCCATTTAATTCTCCTATTCGGATGAGTAGAAAAGTAAGTCATCTTGCGACAGCTCCTTAGAGTCTGTAACAACTAGATCGTCAAGATCATTATGCATAAATTCAGGTTTCCCTGAAAATTGCACCTTTACCGTAAATCCATCTGTATTAAATTCAAAGGAAGAAACTCCACTCCCCTTCATAAGGTCAACTACTTGCTGTATCTCGTTTATGTTCATTGTAAATTCTCCGTTTCCCACCAATCATCTGGGTCATCAACTTTTTCAAGTCTTTGTAATTCTTCTTCTTCCATCTTCGCGCACTCATCGGTGAACCACTGGTTCGTCCCGTATTTTGGCGCTCTGACCAATTCTTCACTACAATAGTGTCTTGACTCACGCCAAGCATAAAGAAAGGCATCAGACAGATGGTTCTCACAGCGTTCGCTTTCCTTCTGGCGTTTTTCATCCCACTGCAAGAGCCGCCACTCATCTTCAAGACCGCTTCCGCGAGGCAGCTTAATGAAACCGGAGGCCAGATCAGAGTTAAGAAGCTCAATGTAAGCGAATTTGTCATATTTGGATGCGGGAGTGATGGGAAGCTGGTAGCGGATACGAAACTCCTCCGCAATGCTCTTGCCAAGGCCGCCCGTATCGACAACGATTTTGATAAATTCATAAACATTCGTCAGCTCACGAATATGCTGCGCGATTTCTGTCGGTATCATATGACTGGCCTTAAATTCGTCGATGAGATAGAGAAAGGGAAGGTCTCGACTGAATGCTACGACAGTGAATGCCGTTGCATCCTCGAAACCCAAGTCAACACCAAGGATATACTCGAAGTCGAAATCATTAACGGGGAGGGTCTCGTAAATATTTTTGTCTTCACTAATTCGGTAGACAAGAGAATCTGCGCTGCGAACCCACTTGCCGCACCACTCCCGCATAAAGACCGGATGGTCACTGTCCCACCCCCTGCGGGTCATACGTTGATCTAACCAATCCTTCGCATGAGGAATATGCGGATTCTCCATAATGGTCCACGCATGATTAGAGTAGTCACTATCCTCCATCGTGGTCATGCGAAAGAAAATCCCGGAGCAGTGAGCATTCGGCGTTCCGATCATACACAGT